AAAAAAAAGCAGCTTTAATCAAAACTAAAGCGACCGGCACGATTCTTTTCAACACAGCCGTGACTAAATTATTCGGTGGAAAGAAAAACGTTGCATGGGATCGCAACTTTTTCGAGACCTGCATCCTAGAAACGGAACAAAATAAATTGAAAGTAAGTAAAAATTTACTCGAGAACCAGGAAGAACGCTCCTCCCCCTCTTGGCAAGATAATTATGCAAAAGCATTCATAAAATCCCAATGGGTAAAAAAGAAGGATGCTATCAATAAACCCGCCAAACCTGGACAAGCGCTCACTGCTTTCAATAATTCCGTCTTATTAAAATTAGGACCTTTGGCAAGATATTTAATGAGCAAAATCAAGGAAATCCTGCCTCCTAATATTTTATTTTGCGAACGAGTAAACCAACATGATCTCAATGATTGGGTCTTGAAAAATATGAACTTCAAAAAGAAAAGTGTTGAAAACGATTACACTCGCTTTGACCAAAGTCAAAAAGCCGAGTTTGTCAATTTCCAGATTAAAATTCTACAAATGTTCAATGTGCCCACAGAACTCATTGACCTATTCGTTGACCTAAAAATCAGATGTTACACAGACGTTGACGTCTTGGACTTCATGATACTGACAGGAGATTGGGCAACACTCCTTTTCAACACTTTAGATAATGCTACTTTTGCAAATCTGCAATACAACATCCCCCCTGGAACTCCCCAACTGTACATAGGTGATGATAGTGTCATCAATCACCCATGTGTCAAGACTGAATACTACAAAAGTCTTGAACATCTGTTCGCACTTCAGTCTAAAACTGAATTAAAAGATCAACCTATGTTCTGCGGTTGGATCTTGACACAACACGGTATAATAAAAGATCCAGAACTGATCAACTTAAGAATTAACTTAGCTATCGAACAAGGAAAGCTAGTTGATTCGATTGAGGGTCTTTATTATGAACACCTCTTTGCATACAGACTCGGTGATCTCAATTATGATATACAAGATTGCACGTCCTTAGAGTATCACCAAGCCAATTGTAGATTCTTCCTAGAAAATCGCCGCATTAATAGATTTTACTATACCAAACATTCCGATTTACAGAAAGGATATGACGGTAAAGTCTTCAACAAAATGCAGTGTACCATACATTAATTATCCCTAATATTTTAGTTATTTATCATTTACTTCATTATAAATATTTAATATAATTCTAATTTAATAATAAAAATTCATTCGTTACTACTGCTCAATTTCAAGCATAGTAACTGGTGTTAAGTTTCATCCCACATAATAATTGAAAAAAAAAAATAATAATATTCAAAATAAGGAAGAACAAGTTGAAATATATAATTATAATAAAATAAGTGAATTTTTATCTACTTTAAATATATGGGCATTATTTAAAATATGTAAAAAAAAAAAAAAAAACACG